GGATGGCGCGGCAGAGCGACACAGGCGACGAATTGCGGACTCCCCCTCCCCACCCGAGACGCGGACGGAGCCAAAATGAGCAGATATCCTTCATATGAGGCCGGGCGATTTGACCAGCAATTTGCGGAAACTGAAGGTGAGCGCAACGAACGACTTCGCCGCAAGAGGCTGAAGGCATCGTCGCCGTACGGGGAATGGTGCCGCGATCCTGATGCGTGCGCCGGCAAAGGCTACTGTCCTCGCGACCCGAACTGCGGTGATTGAAGATGGCAACGGTCAAAACATACGACGTGAAGTGCCACGAGTTAGCGAAGCTATTCCTTTCCGATCATCCGGACCTCAATACCGAGAAGCTGGCGCATATGCTGGCGCTGGAAATTCAGCAGGTTTGTGAGGATGAGATCACTTTCATGCGCGCCGCGCCGGACCTCTACCAATGACCGATTTGCTAGACCGCCTGAAAAGCCGGTCCGCCGCGACGGCGGAGCGCGAGGTAAACCCGCTGCTGTGGAAGGAGATGCCGCAAACGTACGAAGACGTATTCCGCCGCGCGCTGGCTCGGAAGCTGGGTCGAAGGAAGCTGCCCGCTGAAATCTTGGACGGAGCCGCAGGGATGAGCGGCACACAATACCCGGCAGACTGATGTTTTTGTAGCCGTGCGTTTTAATCACAACCCGCAAAGGAAATAGAATGGCTCATGTATTCGAAGGACAACCCGACGGTCGTCAGGCCGATAGCGCGATCCCTGTCAGTCGCTTCCGCCCGAAGTATCGCGCGCTCAGCAATGACGAGAAGGCGCTGCACGACGCCTTGAAGGACAAGGCGGCCGAACTTGAGGCGCTCTACGCGAAGGTGAAGCCCGGCCGTTACAACGCGCTGGCGATCACATCGCTGGAGCAATCGGTGATGTGGATCGTGAAAGAACTCACGTCATGACCGAACGCCTTGGCGATGCGCCGATCCAGCCAGAATATCGCGATCAGATGAATGCGATCGCCCGTGTTCTGGATGAGGCTTTCAACGGCGCCGCCAAGGGCGCCGCGCGAAAGACCGGCTTTGTTTTGCTGGTCTTTCCGTTCGGCGACGCGGACGGCGGACGTTGCAACTTCATTTCCAACGGGGCTGATCGGCGAGACGTAGTGACGCTGATGCGCGAGATGATCGCGCGGTTTGAGGGGCAACCGGAAATGACAGGGCGGGACTGATGCCCAATATCACTTTAGTCGCATATCTAATTAACGCAACTTCGCTTGAACACGCTGAAATTGTTGTCACCACCGCAGAACAATCTATAAATGGAGAATGGCGAACTTGTGATGGAGATCGTGTAACTCCATTCTGGCAACAAGAAATATCCATCCCCGAACTAACAATCCCTGATGGTTGGATTGAACACTTGCACAAATTAGCTGATGTTTATGCTGCTACACACAGGTCTGAACCTTCTCCCACAGAATCGCGTAAAGCTGGCGCGGCTCTTCTCGCATCGCTTGGGTTTAAGATCAACAAATCCGCAGTGGTTAAAGGCACATTGAGGCGGATATGAGAAAGCTTCAATACAAGCAATTGTTAAATTGGCGTGACCCTCAAATGCCTGTTATTCGTGATTATATAATGCGTGATGGAACTCGCCAAACCTTCGTCGATGCGGATTATGAACAACGTTATCGACAACATTTAATAACCACAGCCGATTATCCAAATTGGCGCAATGATCCAACCTACAACCTTCGGAGAAAATGAATGACAAAACTCACCCTCGACACCATTGGTGGCCTCGTCTCCGAACAAGGCACCTTCGGCCAACTCGTCGAACACCTTCGCCTTGCAGCAGAAGCCGCGTATGTCCTTGGCCATCATCGAAAAGCTAATGGTGATGATTTGATTGGTAGCGGATTTCTCGGCATTGGACAACTTCTCGAACGTTGCGTGACGCAAGTCACCAAACTCGCTACTGCAGGGAAATTAAATTAACCCTTGACCTTCTACGTGTTTTATGGTAGTATAAGTAAAATCAGGGATCGATGATGAATCCAACTGACGAACAAATCGCAATTTACGACCGTGGTCGCCAGACCCAAGCCAATATAATGATCTCGGCACTGGCGGGATGTGGCAAAACATCAACGCTGGAACAACTCGATAAGATCGTTAAACAAAAACCTTGCCTCTATCTTGTTTTCAACAAACGCAATGCCGAAGAAGCAACGGAACGGATGCAATCCACCACAACAGTCCGCACCTTCAACGGTTTAGGCCACCGAATTTGGGCTTCTGCAATAGGCCGTCAACCAAATCTCAACCCAAAGAAAACCTATGAAATATTCAAAGAAATCACCGACGAAGTCAAAGGCCCTGCGGCGCGCACCCTTTGGGGAATCTACGACCAAGTTAAACACGGCGTTGAAATTGCAAAGGCCATCGGCTATGTGCCGGAGGGAGGCGTGCCAGCAAATGCAAAACGCCTTGCAACGCGAACTCAATTTCAAAGCCGATTGGACGAAACACCAGATGAATTATGCGATGATGTCATTGACGCTGTCTTACGACGAAGTATCAAACTCAGCTACGAGGGTGTTATCGATTTTAACGATCAGGTATACATGTCCGCATTGTTTGGAGGAACATATCCTAAGTTCCCGTTAACTCTTGTTGATGAATATCAAGACCTTAACCCTGTAAATCACGAAATGATCCGCAAGCTCGTTGGCAACCGTCGTCTAATTGGTGTTGGCGATCCGCACCAGAACATCTACGGCTTCCGTGGAGCAAAATCCAATGGAATGGCCGAGGCAACCACTACCTTCTCAATGGCAGAAATGAATCTCTCCATCTCCTTTCGTTGTCCTGAAAAGATAGTGCGAAATTCCCATTGGCTAGTTCCTCATTTTCGCTGGTTCAAAAAAGGTGGTCATGTCGAGAGCCTTAGAAATCTTGACGCTATGTGTATTGACGATTCTGCTGTTATCATTTGTCGCCTTAACGCCCCACTCTTTGCCTTGGCGTTTAAGCTTATATCCATTGGCCGCGGGGTTACTGTTATGGGTAGTGATATTGGTCCTCGAATTATTGCGCAAATGAAGAAATTTGGCGATGGGGGCCTATCTCAATCCCAAGTCCTTGGCAAGATTGGTGAATGGCTTGAGATCAAACTCGCCAAAGAATCCAAAACCGCACAAGATTCCGCTGAATGTATGCGCGTGTTTGCCCGCCATGGATCAACTCTAAACCAAGCAATCTCCTACGCCGAACATCTATTTGCGCAACGTGGCTCGATTCACCTGATGTCCGGACACAAATCCAAAGGCGCGGAATTTTCAACCGTTTATCATCTCGATCCACAACTAATCGGTAGTCATCAACAAGATAGGCATATCCGTTATGTCATCGGCACCCGATCCTCAGATAGATACTTTGAAATCCGCACAGAAGATATTCAATGGGCGAGTTGATCGTTGTCGTTTTTGTGGGGGGAAAGGCCAAGTGTATTGTATTTACACCAATAAACGAATGGAACGCATCCGTTATCGCAAATGCCGATCATGCGGCTTGACGTGGAAATCGATGGAGATAAGGATAAAACCAATATGACAATCCCCCAAAATCGCGGAGCGTATCGAGATATTTACGAAATCCTCGATAAATCCCTCGAAGATCCTAGAGGCATTCGCCTTCCATTCAACACCAACGCCGATGCTAAAACGCAACAGATGCGGTTTAACATGGCTCGGGTTATTGATCGGAGGGACAATGCTCGGGTTTATGACAAAGACAACCCAATGCACGGACAATCTGTCTATGACGGTTTGTCTTTTCGTATCGTTATGGTGGAGGATGAAAATTCCCCTACTGGTCTAACCTTCTTTCTCTACATCGAACCAAGAGACAAGAACATGCCAGAGGTTGAGTTGTTGAGTGAGATTGAAGGGGAGGGAGAAGAGTGATGCAAAAACCAACTCCAGAAGCACTTCTCCCATTATTCGACAGGGTGCTGGAAACTGAGATTGGAATTGCTATTGCGACCAACGACCCAAAAGCCTTGCGCCAAGAACTTCTTGCGGCAAAACGCGGGCAAGCGCAATACGACGATATTATTACCTTCATTCCGGCAGGTAAGGATGAAGTATACTTATGCAAAAAATCAGTGGAACTTCCAGATGTCTAGACCCTCTCTTGATGTAATTCGTGCCTATATAAACATCTACGAATCCGACAAATTACTTCTTGAAAAAACCTATGGACATGGATGGTCTGCACATGTGCGCGAAATAATCCAGCGATATTGTAATGAAATTCGCTCCAAAGGCAAGCGAAGTATTGACCAGCTTCTATCCGAAGCGGGGTATGAAGATGACTGACCAAACCAACGACATCGACCTACTCATGTCCCTCGATCCGCTTGAATATTCCAAACAAGACATCGATATCATAATCGCATATCACCGTAATCAACGCGCTATGCGCGAATCTGGCGTTAAACGAGGCAAAGCCAAAAAAGACACAGGACCAAAAACCTCGATTGATCTGGAGAAACTTGGGCTAAAACCCACGGCGCCGAAATTGATTAGGAGGATTTGAAAATGGATGAACCTTTAAGTCCGTTTCTTGAAGGTACAAAAACCCAGTATGCATGGGATTCAACCTCGCTTTCTTACCTCAAAACCTGCCCCCGCCTCTACCAATACATCATGCTCGAAGGCTGGTCCGCAAAGGACGAGTCCGTTCATCTCCGCTTTGGAATTGAATACCACAAAGCTTTGGAGCAATACGATGAAAAACGGGTTTCAGGACTGGATCATGAGAAATCCCTGTACTTTTCTATTCATCAGCTACTTATTCGGATCGTTGATTGGGAGCCTGATACTAGCACTCGAGCTGGAAATTATAAAAACCCAAGAACATTGGTACAACTTGTCATCGACTATTGCGACAAATATAAAGATGATCCCGCTAAAACCGTGATTCGAGAAAATGGCCGTCCAGCAACGGAGTTGAGTTTTAGGTTTGAATTAGATTGGGGACCACAAGCCGCAAAGGGTCAGCCTTACGTCCTTTGTGGTCATCTCGATCGAGTTGTAACCTTTAACGATTCCATCTTGGTTATGGATCACAAAACTACCACAACCACTCCATCTCAGTATTATTTTGATCAATATTCCCCAAACAACCAAATGTCACTTTATACCCTAGCTGGACAAATCATCCTAGGGTCTCCGGTCAAAGGCGTCATAATCGACGCGGCTCAGGTTACATTGGAGGTACCCAACAACTTCGTCCGAGGCTTTACCTATCGCACGCCGCAACAAATCGAAGAATGGCTTAATGATTTGCGATTTTGGCTCTATCAAGCTGAACAATACGCAACGGTTGAACAATGGCCAATGAACGACACGGCGTGTGATAAATTCGGTGGGTGCAAATTCCGTGGCGTTTGTTCTCGTGATCCATCTGTCCGGGATAGATTTCTAGAAGCGGATTTTGTCAAACTCCCTCTGGAAGATAGATGGAATCCGTTAAAACCACGTTAGGAGAATCTACCCGTGTCAAACGATCTTCTTGAAGCTAAAATAAATCTCAAGCAAATGCGCGCCGTGCTTCATCTTCTAAAAGCCAGAGTGACAGATCGAAGCGATGCTGGATTTAAGCTTCAAATTGGCGGATCGACTACAATCACAATCCACCTTACCCATCCACATTTATACGATGTTAAAGACGGAGACATTCTAACCCTATACACAGAGATTTTACTAGCCAAACCACAAGGATAAACCGTTCATGCCAAGCCTTGCAAATCATCAATCGAATGAATATACCAAAATGTTGATCGAAGGAGATTCTTCGTCAGGTAAAACTGGAGGCTTAGTCTCCCTTGTCGACGCCAACTACCGACTCCGTATTTTAGACATGGATAATGGCCTTGATGCATTGAAAGAACAAATCCTCAAACGTTGCCCGGATAAGATCAACAACGTTGAATTTCGCACTCTTCGAGATGTTTATGAAGCCAGCGCAAGTGGCCCAAAAATTAAAAAAGCCACGGCTTTCATTGACACGTTAAAAATGCTTGACCATTGGAAATACAAAGATGATGAAGGGAATGAGGTAGATTTCGGAAAACCCTCTGATTGGGGCCCAGACGTCATCTGCGTCATTGATTCCTTAACCTTTTTAAGTGATGCCGCGTTTGATTGGGCTAAGACTTTAAATCCCGGCGCAAAAGACCCAAGGCAATGGTATGGAGCAGCACAAGAAGCAATTGAAAGCGTATTGGCCTTACTTACATCTCCATCTTTCCGCACCAACGTCATCGTCATTTCCCATATTAAATATGTGGACAACCCTGACGGATCGCGAAAGGGATACCCTACGGCGGTGGGTTCTGCATTATCTCCAGTCATCCCACGATATTTCAACAGCGTCGCCATGTGTCAAACTGGAGCAGGTGGAAAACGCACTATTCAAACCGCATCCACTGCAATGATCGATTTGAAAAATCCCAAACCGTTCGACATGGCCAAGAGCTATTCTCTCGAAACTGGTTTAGCGGAATTCTTTGGTGTTCTTCGGGCTGCACCGAAGGTTGAAGCGAAGAAGCCTGAGATTAAAAAACCCACATCAATCACACTGAGGAAGGTATGAAATAGCAAATCTAGCACAACTACAACTTCCCTTGAAATTTCATCCTAAGGAACCCAAAATGGCTCAGTTCACAGATATACTTGATAAGCCAGCAACTGAAATCGATCGTCCAAAGCCTCTCCCTGTCGGTACCTATACTTGGCAAATCCAAGGACTTCCTCGATATGACAAATCTCGAGAGAAGCAAACTCCGTTCTACGAATTTACCTGCAAATGTATCGGCGCAGGGGAAGATGTTAACGAAGATGATTTGAATGAATGGGCGCAGAAGGCCGATGGCACAATGCGCAGCCTTACCGACTACACTTCCAAAATCACCTTCTATATCACTCCAGATTCCCTATATCGCTTGCAGGAATTTTTGCAACATTGCGGAATTGATGGCGAAGGCAAGACAACTCGGCAATGCATTGACGATGCACCGAATTGCCAATTCATTGGTGCGATCACTCATTCCGCATCAAAGGATGGGGAATCGGTTTACGCCAATATCAGCAAAACGGCGCCAGTTGAAGGCTGAGTGTTAACCTTTGGGTGGGGTCACAAACCCCACCCAATCTACAACGGAGTGTGTAATGCAAGATCAAATCAAGCCTTTCGACGTGACACAGATTGAGGATGATATCCGAGAACTAACTTCGGGTCAAATTCGTGCAAAACAACCAAGACTTCCACTTTTGATTGAACGCGAAAAGACTCATGGATCATTCCACGACGTGGCCAGTTTCGCGCAAGTCCTCAAGACAATGTTTCGCACGATGCCTAAGTGGGCGAATATGGAACCGGAACATAAGGAAGCCATTGATCTAATGTGCACCAAATTCGGCCGTATTATATCCGGTAATCCGATGGAAGAAGAACATTGGAAGGATTTAATGGGGTACGCAGAACTTGGGCGCGAGGTTTGCAAGGAATGACACCAATAGTCATCCTTGGTGAAGCTCGTGGGGCGGAAGAAGATAAGATCAATTCTTGCTTCGTTAGCCCAAGTGGTGTTGAACTTCTTCATCAACTCAACGAAGCACAGGTCCTTACTTTAACCAGCGAGGACCAATCATTCATTCGCAAATACTACGATCGACGTGATTCGCGAATGATTGAATCTGTTTGGCAACTCCATGCGGATGAAATCTTCCGCACCAACGTCTTAAATTTCCATCCCCACGGAAATAAATTGGAAAACGTCTGTGGCCCAAAATCCGAAGGTATTCTTGGCTACCCCGCATTCGTCAAATCTGGATACCTTCTCCAAGAATATGCGCCTGAACTCAATCGACTTGCCGCTGAGCTTTTGGAGCATAACCCTAATCTCATTATTTGTCTCGGTAATAGTGCTCTTTGGGCTCTTGCAGGCAAGACAGGAGTTGCAAAGCTCCGAGGCACAACTCTCCTATCTACGCACACAGTTGCGGATTTCAAAATTCTCCCCACATACCATCCCGCCGCTGTACTTCGACAATGGGAGTTACGCCCAACGGCGATTATGGATTTGATGAAAGCTCACCGGGAAGCTCAATTTCCTGAAATACGGAGGCCGAATTGTGAAATCTGGATCGAACCGACGCTTGAGGACATATCGGAGTTTTTTGCCAAATACCTACCCAACTGTGACTTACTTTCAGTTGATATTGAAACCAGCGGCACGAGGATTACTTGCATTGGCTTTGCTCCTAGACCAGACCTTGCAATCGTCATTCCTTTCGATGACTCCCGCGCAACGAAAGGCTGTTATTGGCCAACTGCACAACATGAACGACAATGTTGGGAAATTGTACGTCGAGTGCTTGAAGATGGATCAATCCCTAAGCTCTTCCAGAATGGTGTCTATGACATCGGCTTCCTCATGCGATCATACGGTATCCTCGTCAAAGGGACGAAAGAGGACACGATGCTCGCGCACCATGCAAGACAGCCAGAAAGTTTGAAGGGGTTAGGATATTTGGGATCAATTTACACAGATCATGGAACATGGAAGAATATGCGGACTGAGACGGTGAAGAGAGATAATTGATGAACACAGATAAGATATTTAGACAGGAAATCCTATCACGTAGCCGAAGTAAGATATGGCATGAGGCAATATATGAATGGACACTTATAAAAATTCGTGAAATTGAAAAGGGAGAAGATATTAGATGTATATGCACGCAACACCCAATAAAAGAAGCTTGTTTAATTCACAATAAATACACCCTAATAGGTGTTGAGGTAGGAAATACTTGTATAGAGAAAATAGCACCGCGAGAATATTATCGTATGAAGTTCTTTAATCGAATACGGAATCATAAAACATGAGAATAATCTCTACCAACTCCATAACCCCAACCGAATTATCAGAGTTTGAAAGAGAACAAGTCTATAATGGACTTGATGTTTGCGTGACGAGCGAGGTTTGGAACACGATTAAGTTCTCTGAGAATGAGAAAAATAGCAATGAATATACCACCTATCAATTCTCCAAAGCCTTACAAGGCCCCGTACTTGAGATGAACTCACGTGGCATTCGTGTTGATCTTGGCCGGCGTGCCGAAGTGATTGATGAATATTACGATCACCTAGACCATCTCGAACGCAATCTCGAACGCATTGTTCTTGAAGGCGTAGGGATGCCGCATTTTAACTGGCGATCTAATGACGATCTTAAAACACTCTTTTACGAAAAGCTACAAATCCCGGAGATTCGCAAATATGGCCGACCGACAGTTGACCGTACCGCACTTGAGAAGATGGAAGCATACACCCTCGTTAAGCCTATTATCTCACACATGTCCGCGATGCGAGAAATCGCGAAAAAGATTGGGGTACTTAAAACTGATATCGACTCTGACGGCCGAATACGAACATCCTATAACATTGCCGGCACTGACACCGGACGATTTAGCTCAAGCTACAGCGAATACGGTACCGGGGGGAATTTACAGAATATCGAAGAATCACTCCGGTCCATATTCATCTCTGACAAAGGGTATAAATTTGCAAAATTTGATGCTAAGAGCGGCGAAAGCTATGTTGTTGGCGCAATAGAATGGAACCTATTCAATGACGGAACCTACCTCGACGCAGTTGACTCTGGAGATGTTCACACAGCAGTTGCAAGAATTTGTTGGCCCGAGCTTGCGTGGACGGGTGATTTCAAGCTCGATAAGAACATTGCAGAGACGCCGTATTACAGACATTATACTTACCGTTTCATGTGCAAGAAGCTCGGGCACGGCACAAATTACTCAGGCAAAGCCGAAACACTCGCAACCCAATCAAAGCTCCCAATCGGAGTCGTTAGAAACTTCCAACCCAAATACTTCACCGCCTTCCCTGCCCATGAACGATGGCAACGACATGTAGCGCATGAACTTTGGACCAAGGGTTATCTAATCTCTTTGAGTGGTAGAAAGCGTTGGTTCTTTGGCCGACGTAATGATCCTGATACAATCCGTGCAGCAATTGCTTTCGATCCGCAGGGGTCTTTGGCGGATATCGTAAATACCGCAATGCTTAACATCTGGCGCAAACGCATCGCAATCTTAATGATGCAAGATCATGACGCATTAACGTTCATGTATCCAGAAGGGGTAGAAGATGAAATCATTCCAATCCTCCAAGCCGAATTGGTGGATCGTGTTCCACTTAAAAATGGCCGAATACTCTCGATCCCCTATGATTGTCAAGTAGGATGGAATAGGGGAAAGTTTGATGCACGGAAGAATCCCAACGGGCTTACCGATTACAAAGGCCACGACTCAAGGAAGCGGGAAGAGGAAGCTGGAATCTTGGATCGAATCATTCACCGAACAAACAAGAGTGTTGGATAGCCCAGCTATATTCCGCAAATGGAGCGCTATTAGTACAATCGCAGCGGTACTTGAACAAAAAGTCTGGATTACCACATCCCGCCCTTTATTCCCCAACATCTACACACTAATCGTTGGCCATCCCGGAGTGGGCAAAACTCGAACTATTCGAGAGGCCAAATCCTATGTCATCAATCTCCCCGACTTTCATCTCGCTCCTATATCTCTTTCCTTTGCCGCTCTTGTTGATAGCCTTGTGGGTGCTAAACGGATGGTTATTAGACTACCCGAATCCCCTCTTGAATATAATTCCATGTTCATTGCAGCGGATGAACTTGGCGCTTTTGTTCATAAATATGATGATGAAATGATTGCGGGGTTGTCAACATTTTACGACCCTGACCCATATTCGCAATCAAGACGGACGAAGGATATTAATATCAAAATTAAATCTCCGCAATTGAATCTGTTATGCGGCAGCACCCCGTCGAATCTGATGAAATTCATGCCAGATAGCGCGTGGGATCAAGGGTTCACCTCCCGGCTTATAATGGTGTTCTCCGATGAAAGAATTGTAGGGGATGATTTTGCTCCTAAAACTGTTAATCACTCCAATGCGCTCGATCATGATATACGAATGATTAATAGCCTTACAGGGAATTTTGAAGTCACTGAGGATTATCGAAAAGCTGTTAATGATTGGCGAGCTTTGGGTGAGGTACCAATACCCAACCATCCCAAGCTTATTCATTACGTCACACGACGAAGGGCGCACTTATATAAGCTTAGTATGATCTCAGCAGTAGATCGGTCGAATGTGTTAATTTTAACAAAAGATGACTTCAACCGCGCAATGGGATGGATGCTAGAAGCCGAAAGCACCATGGCAGAGATTTTCAAAGCCGGTGCGAATTCCGCCGATGGTCAAGCCCTTGATGAAATCAAATACTTCATCCAAACCTCTCAACCAATGGATGAAACTAAAGGCGTTTCGGAGCAGCGAATTTTGAATTTCGCTAAGGAACGCATTCCGCTCCATTCCATCATGCGGGTGATAGATATACTTCAAGGCTCGGGTATGATCCGAGCCTTGGGTATTGACAAACGAACAGGGCAAAGAGTGTTTAGGGTGGTGAGTCAGGAAGCAAAGAACGTTCCATAACAAATCCCCTACCGTATCTAAGGTCCCTAACATCCTCTTCCAACCGATTTAACCTCTGTGCCTGTACTGCCATCTGCGCTACGGTTTTGGTAAGGTCTTTCTGATCCCTTTTAATCTCAGTAATCTCCTTATCCATATCTTGGATGGTCCTTCTCATTGCTCCAAGGACGATTAGACCTCCGGCTATTACCACTAGGATTTGGATTATAGCTCCAAGGCTAATCGTCCATTCAATTAACATTAACCTACCCCGGTTAGTTTAAGAAGAAGGAATCGTGGAAGTAGCAGGATTAAGTGCTGTTGCCGCACTTTCAAATGCGGTATCAGCTTGCGCGTCAAGTTGTTGAAGTGAGGCAAGTTGATCCGCAGGGGTTGCGGGATTGGAACTCAATGACGCGATGATATTCTTGATTGCTTGGTAAAGGTTAGTTGCGGAAGGAAACATTGCAATAACCAACGGCACCCATTTTTCAAGTGCCGTTACAATCGTGATGATAATTGGGGTGCTGGTTTCTGCACCAACCACCGGCAGAACACCATCCACCACCTGCAACATTGCAGTAAGCGCGGCCATGATTGCGGCTTCCATTTACTTAGCTCC